CCTTCGGCCCGGTGTCGATGTCGAGCAGACGCCATCATTGAATATGGCGGGTATCTCGCAGTCACAGATTGTTCGTTTTAAGAATGGCCTGGTTCAGCCGGTTGGTGGTTGGGTAACATTCGGTTCGGTCAGCCCATCGACAGTACGCGATCTTCATGCTTGGCAGGATATTGCTCACCTCGATCACTTGAGTGCTGCGGCCACCGGTAACGTCACGGTTATTACACCAGGGTCAGCCAGTGTTGATATTGTTCCGTTGTCGTTCACATCAAGTTTTGCACCAAACTTTTCGACCACATCTTCTGGCTTTAATGTTACGGTAAACGATCCGAATAGCGGTGCCAGTCCATATAATGTGGTTTACTTTAATACGCCGGTTTCGATCGACGGCATCTTGCTTAATGGCGCCTACCAGATTGCCGGCATTCTTTCGACCGGTTCTTATATTATTAATTCCAGTGTGGCCGCCACCGCTAGTATTAGCAATAGCGGAATTTTGCCGGTCTTTGACTCATCGGCCGGCTCGCCGACAGTAACAGTCACCCTGCCAAATCATAATTTTAAATCCGTCGTTGGTCTAACCCAACAGTTTATTGCCCCAACAACGGTTGATGGGCTGACGATTCAGGGACCGTATCTGATTACTAACATTCTATCGTCTACCCAGTTCACCATTACCGCAACCAAGAACGCCAGTGCGACTGCATCATCGACCATGAACAATGGTCTGGCGCAGCTTGTTTATTATACCGTTGGCGGTCCGGCCGGGACCGGTACGCCGTTTGGTGGTGGCCCCTTCGGTGGACCTCCGGCCTTTGGCGGATTGGGCGGCAGCTTTCCTTCAGTGACTGGCACGCCCATTACAGCGCGAGATTGGACACAGGATAACTGGGGCGAGATTTTGCTGCTCTGCCCTGAGAACGGACCAATTTTTGTTTGGTCACCGGACTCCGGGTTTGCCAGCGCCCAACCAGTTGCAAGCGCGCCGTTCTTTAATGGCGGCATCTTCATCTCAATGCCGCAGCAGATCTTGGTGGCCTGGCGATCGGTGCTATCGACAGGCGTGCAGGATAATCTGGTAGTGCGTTGGTCGGATGCGCTGGACTATACCAACTGGGCGGTGACCAACCAGACCGACGCCGGCAGCTTTCATATCCCGACCGGCTCGATCATCATGGGTGGGCTGCAGGCGCCGAACTACGGGGTGATCTGGACCGATATCGATGTCTGGCTACAGCAATGGGTCGGCGGCGATATCATCTTTAACTTTACTCGTGTCGGCACAGGTTGCGGATTAACCAGCTCGCATGGCGCCGGCGTTCTGGCCGGCACCGTTTATTGGTGCGGCTACGATAACTTCTTTACCATCTCGCCGAACGGCGTGACCCCGGTGCCTTGCACCGTATGGGATTATGTTTTCCAGAATCTTAACCGTACTTATGCCTGGAAGATTCGATGTGCGCCGAACGCCACATTCAATGAGATTGCCTGGTTCTTCCCCTCGACTAATGCCACCGAGAACGACTCCTATGTAAAGCTCAATATTGTTGAGAACAGCTGGGACTATGGCGTTTTGGCTCGTACTGCCTGGGTCGATGTCTCGGTGCTTGGCACGCCTATTGGCGCCGATCAGTTTGGTACTCTCTGGCAGCACGAACAGGGTGAGGCCACCCCAGGTACCGGAGCGCCGACATTCCGTTCCGGCTGGTGGGCCCTGACGGACGGTAATGATCTGGCCTTTGTCGATTACGTTATTCCGGACTTCAAGTATGGATTGTTTTCCGAGCCGACCGACGCCCAAGTTAATGTGACCTTCTTCTCGGCAGACTACCCCGGCGATACGCCAAGAATGTATGGTCCGTTTACGGTTACCCCGATGACCGAGTATATTTCGCCACGGATACGAGGTCGTCTGATGGCGGTGCAAGTACAGAGCAATAACCAAGAGTTCTGGCGGCTAGGAAGAGTCCGCTTTCGCTATGCCTTGAGTGGGCGGCGATGACCATTGGTCTTTCGGACATCCTCTCGACCCAGCAGAACGGCGTTGCCGCACTGCGGGACCTCAATACTACGCTTGGGGCCGGCGGAGGCTTTGCTTCATTTCCTGGCGGGGCAGTCACTGGTCTTAACAGTCTTAGTACTACGGCAGTTCAGGCAGTCGGCGCCAATGCTGGACGACTTAATTTAACCTTTCATAATCCCGGTACGGTTACAGCTTTTGTTTATCCCAATACTGGCGCCGGTGGGACACCGCTTACGCCACTGACTAGCGCAGTAGGCGGGTCTTTTATGGTTGTCCCTGGCGGCTTTCTGACAGTAGTCGATGCGACCAATGGTGCCTGGAGTGCCTTCTCCTCAAGCGGTAGCAATAACCCCCTTACGGTAATGGATCGCTCATGAGAAAACTACTTTTTACTTTATTGTTTTTGTTGATGTCGCCCGCTGCTTACGGACAAGGCTGCGGACCGACCAATCCAAACTGTGTTGTGAATACTCAGCCACCGGGGACAAGTAATAATACCGCAGCTTCTACAGCATTCGTACAGCAGGCCATCGGCGGTATTGGTGGTTCACCAGTGACCTCGGTAAGTAATGCTGATAGTTCTCTTACCATTGCTCCTATCAGCGGAGCAGTTATCGCCTCACTCAATGTTGCGCATGCCAATACTTGGACGGCAACGCAGACCGTTAACGCCGGGTCGCCCTCTATTGTCAGCACCAAAACGACATCTTGGTTCTCCAACAATGTTCCGCCAGTTAATCTTGATCTATTTGGCGACAGGGTATTTATTGGAGATGCTGTAAGTAATACTGCCAATAGCACTCCCAGTCTTGCCGATTGGTATAGTGCGTTTAATAACAGTATCGGACAGTCTCCTCCTTTTATCTGGAATGCAGTAGTCGGTGTTGAGACTACATCGCACGCTAACTCCGGTACTGCCATTTTGGGCGCTGCTCAGACCTTGCATTTTACCGGCGTTGGCAACGCCATCGGTTCAACCTTTGTCGCGGTCAACAACAACACCACGAAATCAACTATTGCTTTTGGCACCTATGCGGAATGCCATGTTCAATCAGGTGCTTTCTTTGCCGCTTGCTTTGCCAACGAGGCCGATCCGAGAACCGAGATTGGCATCGCCCAGCCTGACCCTTTTGTGCCGGGTCAGGTCGTTGGTTATCAGTCGGCTTGTGGTGCTGGTGTTGCCTCTACTGGACACCCATGTGCCGTGGCTTATCAGGTCGTTGCTAATCCGGAAACTTATAATGTCGGCATCAATATCGAGAACGGCTCCGTTACTATCGGAGGCGCCGGTGGCAATACTGCAGCCGTTGCCATGCCGACCGGGTATCAGCTTGTCTGGTATAGTGCGGCAAGTACCATCGTCGGTACTCTTGGCGTAGACGGTAGTGGTAATGTGGTTATCAATGGTTCCGGTTGCCTGAAATTCAACGGCACATGCGTGACCGTGCCATGAAAACAATCATTGCTCTTTTATTATTAGCGGTGCCTGCTCTAGCGCAGACGGATCAATATTGGAAGCAGCTCTATAGTTCTTCACAGGGACAATGTGGAGAAATGCTGGTTAGTTTTGCTAAGCAGCTGGATGATGCCAAGAAAGAAATAGAGGATCTCAAGAAGCAAATAGCGAGCAAGCCCCATGGCTGAAACCTATACCACCAATAAGAGCTTTGCTCAGGTTACGCCAGGTACCGATAGCGGTACCTGGGGACCGTTTGTTAATAATAATGTCGGCATCCTCGACACCATGCTGGGCGGTGTGGCGGTCATTCCGTTGACCAATGCCAATGTGCAACTCAGCTCCGGTCAATATCAATGTCTTACTGTTGCTTTGAATGGTGCTTTGTCCGGCAACATTGTCTTGACTTTCCCAGGCGGTGTTGGCGGGATGTGGAATATATCCAACAATACGACAAACAGCTCAGCATTTTCTATTACGATGACAACGACTTCAGCCGGCAGCCGAGCCATCGGCGTGCCGCCTGGTCAGATTACTCCCGTTTTATTAGATGGTACTAATCCATTCTTTACTAACTTGCCGCATTCTGTCGGTGGCTATTGGTTTCATGGTGGGTCATCAGTACCAGCGTGGGTCTCCAATTGTACAATACCTCCATATCTGAATTGCGATGGCACCACATTTACTGCTGCGACCTATCCGGCACTGAATAGTTTTCTCGGCGGCAATACCCTGCCTGATGCACGCGGCCGAGCCTTGTTTGCTACGGAGCAAGGCACTGGCCGTCTTGCCGGCGCTGTCTTTTTAGGTGGCTACGGAAATGTTAATACAACAATTACACAAGCCAATTTGCCAAACGTCAATCTCAATCCAAACTCTAATCCTGTTAATCTCAATCAGGGCAATATCGTGCAAACCACTGGCGGTCTTGCTAATTCGCCTGCCGGCGGATCACAGTTTCTTTTTAGTACAGCACCAAATTTTATTACGCCGACCGTCACTCTGCCGCAATATAGCTTGGGCGGTAGCGGTACGCCAGTCACTACAGTACCGCCTGCACTAGTCCACGGCCTAACTCTCATCCGAGCCGGCTAAATGGATGCCATCCGCATTGCACTTAACACAGCCCGGCGGAGAGCTGTCGGTGGTGTTGTGCAGTTTAGACAAGCCGGCGGTGTTGCCAAACCAGAGCCTCAATATGATTTGGATCCGCAAGAATTTCAACAAGCCTATAAGAAAGGTGAGCAATTAGGTTCAAACCCTGGCGGTACATTTACCAATTTCTCTGACGGTATTGATCGCTATGTCAAGGCGCCAAAGAACGAGCGCCAGGCTAGAGAGGAAATACTAGCTGGCAGACTCTATCAGGCTGTTGGTGTTCCGGTTGCCAAGACTGAGCTAACCCGTATGCCCGGTAGCGGTAAGCTTGCTGTCGCCAGTCAAATACTTCCTAATACCGAACCGATTAAAGACCAGCCGCCGGATTCTATAGGGGAGCTACGTGAGCACTTCCCGGCCGACGCCTGGTTGGCAAATTGGGATGTTGTCGGCGGCCGCAAGGATAACATTCGTATTGATAATAATAATAATGCCTGGCGTATCGACCAGGGCGGGGCCTTAAACTATCGGCCAAAGGGAAGGCCCAAGGGACAAGAGTTCGGCAATAAAGTTGATGAGACGAAAACCATACCCAGCCCACTATATGCCTCCGGTGAGGTGTTCGGCGGCATTAAGCCTGACCCTAATAATGCTACCGCTCAACGTATTGCAGCATTGCCTGACCATGTTATTCGTGACCTTGTTCATCATTACATTGGTGAACATGATGCTTATGGCATGCGCGGTCTTGCCGACAAGCTGATTGCCCGCCGTAATGATCTAGCCAAGCAATATGGCCAAAGCCCTGGTTATCAAGAGGGTGGCCCGGTTCAGCTTCCGGAGATTGAGGTCAAGCCTGATCAGCCTCCGCCACAGATAAGCGAAGAAGATATCGAACTAGCGCGGATGGATGAGCAAGCTCGGGCAGCACAGCAGCCTTCCGTCTGGAGTCAGCTTGCTCATAGATTTGTTCCAGATGTTTCTGGCTTTACTCAGCAGATGGCTACTCCAGAGGG